GTTGCAGACGGGCGGCAGAGTCCGGCGCAAAGGATTTCACGATTCATTTTACACATCCCGAAACAAACGAAAAAAGGATGCACCTATGAAACAAGAAACACTTGCGACGGCTACAATCATATTCCTCGCCGTCTTATTTTTCGGATTGGTTGGGATGGTGATAATCGACAACGCTAACGGGGTTAAAATTGCCTCGACCGTTATGGCCATCGCGCTCATCTTCCTTATGTTCATCATTTACCGCCTTGGGCATGGATCGGATGATGTGGAATAAACTTGCGGAAGCCGGGTGTATCTTCGACCGTGCGATCGGCGTGTCATTCGACGCGCTGATCCAATCGGTCGTCGATCTGAATTTCATAATCAATGCCGATTCCAACTTGGAACTTTACATGATTAAATACCGTTTCCACACGAATCGAAATCACTTTCCAAGGATCGAAGATTTGCCAACCGAACAAAAGCGGTATTTTTGGGAAGAGTCGAAAAAATACACCACCGACCATGAGCGCAGAATCAAAGCGGCAAAAGTCATCTACTGCATTGACCAACTCTGTTCCCCGGCACCTGACGGCGGGTGAGTTGACAACGTATGCGCTCCGGGTGTTGAACGCTTGGGGATGCACGGTGTGGCGGCAAAATAACCACGCGACACGCGGTCGGAAGTTTATCGGTATGAAAGGAGTGCCGGACATCATTGGGCATGATCTCGAAGGTCGTGCGGTTTACGCGGAAGTCAAGACGGTAAACGATCGGTTGTCGCGGGATCAGGTTGAGTTCATGAGTTTAGCTACGCGCAAGGAATGTTTGGTGTTCATCGTTACGGAAGTCGATGGTGAAGCGGACATGATCGGATGGGAAAAATACGTAAATGACAAGGTTGCAAATCCTTGAGGCCATGTACGCTGATCCGGATATTTCCGCCGCGATTGGGAAGATGGATCCGCCGGAACTCCGGGACGATCTGCGACAAGAGATCTTTTTGGTGTTGGCTGAAATGGACGAGGCGTTGTTGATCCAACGTCACCGCGAGGGTTGGTTGAGGTACTACATTGTGCGCACGATGCTAAACATGATCAAGAGCGATCGGTCGACATTTTACAACCGATTCCGGCGCGGGTTCGAGGAACTTGAGGATATCGGCGAACGGATACCGGATGAAGGGCAAGACGGGGCGGAGAAATCGATCGAGGGGCATTTATCCGGGTTGCATTGGTACGAAAGGAAACTGATCGAGATATACTCGGAAAACGGGCGGAACGTGGCGAAGATTAGCCGGGAAACCGGGATCCCTTACCGATCATTATTCAAGACGATAAAAAAAACGAAACGAACTTTGGCAAAGGATATCAAGCAAGGGGAGAAACCGACGCGCATCATCCGCGCCCGGCTCACGGTGGAAATCGCCGTCGGAAGGGATGCCAACACGGACGAGGTTTGCGATGAACTCGAGGCGATGCAAGACGGGATATCCGAAGCCATAAAGAACCGTCCGACCTTCCGTAGGATGTCGGATCTGCGAATCATTTTAACACGAAACACATAAACACATGGCACAACAAACGGCGGTCGATTGGTTGTTTGATCAAATCCCGGTTGAATGGACATCAACGAAATATGCGTTCGACGCGTATAGAATAGCGATATTGATGGAGCAGCAGCAAATAGTAAAAGGATATTGGGACGGTGGCCAAGATCTACCGGAAACTGAAGAAAGATGCCAACAATACTACAACGAAACTTTCGGCAAATGATGACAATAATCGCCTCCGCATTATTTACGTTTTGGTTCACGACGCTTTCCGGCTTGCCGCAAAAATGGAAACTCCCCGCGCGTCCGTTCGGATGTGTGGTTTGCTTGCCCGTGTATGTATCCGTCGCCCTATATTTCGCGCCTGACTGGGCATCCGAAGCGGTCGCCATCGTTTTTGGATCTCCCGTCGTGGCGTGGTTATTCAACAACATGATGAAGAACTTAAAAAACAAGTCAAATGATTATTGATCAACTCGATCGGGAATTTCTCGAATCGCACAAAGTATATTTCGAGCAAGCGAAAATGAAGTTCCTCCACGGGTTTTCGCCGTGGGTGATGGATCGATTTAACGCGATATTCGTGAAGTATGTCCAACCGGGTTACGTTTTAACGCCTTGGTGCAGCGAATGTGTGATTGATATGGTGACGAAGTTGGGGGATTGGTATCAGTTGCAAAAGTTAAAGGAATCAGTAGCCGATGCCGGAATTTCATTCCGAGAAGAAAACGGTGCATTAATTGTTGCAGAATCTGACGGGGCAAAAGCTATGGAAATAGTACAATCCGCCATAGACAAAGCAAACGAATCATTTATGAATTTCATGTTCCCCGACGATCTCGACACGATCACCGTGCAGCGCGGCGAAACGGTCATGGATGCGCCAGTACGCAAAAAAGCGGGTCGCCCTAAAAAGAAAAAATGAGGATCCTTGCCGTCACACAACCAATGAGCGGCGTGGGTTATCACCGCGTCATGCTCCCGCTTTCCAAGATGCCGGGGGCGTATGTTCTATTCACGGATTTCATCAATGATGAGGTACTCGAACGCGGATTCGATATCGTCATGTTTAACCGTTACATCCCCGGCGTTGAGTTGCAAACATTACTCGACCTCCGGACAAAGTATGGTTTCAAAATCATTGTCGACATCGATGATTATTGGAAATTGGATCCGTGGCATATACTCGCGGCCGGGTTCCCTTCCGCCGTTGTCGTCGATCATATCGCCGCCGCCGATCTGGTCACCGTGACACATGAACGCCTTCGATGGGCGGTGTTGCAGCATAATCCGAATTGTGAAATACTCCCGAACGCATTGCCGTATGGCGATGATCAATTCACAATGCAAAAGGTCGCCGGCATCCATAAGGACGGGATTTTCGAGGACACAAAACGGTTACGGGTATTATACGCCGGAGGGATCACCCACGAACGGGATGTCGCATTACTTGCCAATCCAATGAAGCGCATCGCCTCGGATACATACTTACGGGATCGGCTCTTTATGATCATGGCCGGGTACGATGATTCAAATCCGAGGGTTACACCGATATGGCACCGCATGATCTCGGATTACCTTTGCGGGTTCCGGATGGAAGGTTACGTGCGATCGCCTTTACCGCCAGATCAATACATGGCATTTTACGCGGAGGCGGATATCGCGGTCGCGCCGTTGGTTGAATCAACGTTCAACGCTTGCAAGTCTAACATTAAGGTATTGGAAGCCGGAGCAAAGAATATCCCGATCGTCGTGTCCAATGTTCCGCCATACGATAATTGCCCACACGCGATCAAGATCGACACCCAACGGGATTGGTACAACGTATTCCGCGACCTTGTCAAGGATCCGCAATATCGCTTTGACTACGGCGAAGCCAACGGCGCATGGTGCCGGGAGCATCACGACCTCACGAAATGGAATGTTACGCGGAAGGAACTTTATCAAACCCTTATCAAATGAAGTCGGTACTAATTGGCATGGCGGTGCATGATACGCCCGAGAATAAACGATCCGAATACACGATTAGCTGCATAGATCAGGTATTACGCTCGATCGGTAGAAGCGGAGATATACACGATCTTTTTATTGTCGATAACGCATCCACATGTCCTAAAACGTTGGAATATTTACGGATGGTCTACGCTCATCCGCGCGTTTTATTGATCACCAATCAAACGAACATAGGAACCGCGGAAGCCATTAACAAGGCGTGGAGGTATCGTAAACCCGGTCAACATTGCGTCAAAATGGACAACGATGTATTCATCCACGACCTCAAATGGATAGATCAACTCTGGGATGCCATCGAGCGTGAACCACGTATCGGGATATGTGGATTGAAACGTAAGGACTGCTGGGAGCATCCCGAACACGAGCAACCGGATCTCCGCTCTACCTTATTCATGCTACCGCACGAAGCCGGGGAACGGTGGATTGTCGGGGAGCGGGTGTTCCATGTTATGGGGACTTGCCAAATGTATAACTCGGCATTCCTTGACAAGATCGGGTACCTATACCAACCGTCACTTTACGGGTACGATGACGTACTCGCCGCACATCGCGCCGCCGCTGCCGGATATTGGTCGGTGTTCCTCCCGCATATCGAAATCGATCACATCGATCCGGGTGATACGCCATATCAAAAATGGAAGGAAGATCATTCGTCCGAGGTGACGCAAGAGGTGATCCGGATTTCACGGGAGTACCGAAACGGATCCCGGCCAATATACTACAACCCGTTCAACGCATGAAAGTTATTATCATAAGCGACAACCCGAACCACCCCGGACAACATAAACTCGTCGAATCATTACGCCGCCACGGGTGGGATTACGTCGAGATCGTCGAACCGTTCCGAGGATTGGGATACAAGATCAGCGAACTCGCAAAATATCTCCGGCAATCCGGCGATGAGGAATTTATCTTGATGGATGCCTTCGACACGTATTGCATCGCTCCGCCGTCGGAGTGGAAGCCATTTCCCTCCGACATTGTGATCAGCGGCGAAAAGCAATGTTTTCCGCATCCTGAAAAGGCGGAGTTTTTTTTATCGGGACGATCCCCGTGGAAATTTCCGAACTCCGGGCAAATATGGGGGAGGTCGAAAGCGTTCCTCTATCTCGTCGATGTCTTTGAATGGAACGATGCCGACAATGATCAAATTTGGTACACCGACCGAGCAGCCGGGAAATCGGTATTCATTGACGTTCAATGTGTGAATTTCCAATCCATTGCATTCGAGGAGGATGGCGATTTCTCATTCGTTTACGATCGATTGCAGAATAATGTGACGGGCACAATGCCACTATTCATTCACGGGAACGGGCGAACCGACATGACAAAATTTTACGAAAGATTATGATTGACGAACTAAAACGACCGATGGCGGAAATCGTCGCAGATTACACCGCGAAGGTGAACGATGATCCGTTCCTGAAATCTTACCGCGATTGGATCGAGGCCAACGCCTTCGGGTTCGGGGAACGGTGTTTCCTTTGGATGTGGAAACGGATCATTGATCAGATGCCGGAGGATTTCACGTTTTTAGAGATCGGAGTATTTCGGGGGCAGATACTTGCGATCGTGGAGTATCTCGCGATAAGTTCCGGTAAGTGTGTTGAAAGGTACGGTATCACTCCGCTTGATTCGAGCGATGGGCATTGGGAAAGCGATTACGGCAACGACATACAAACGTTGCACAATCAGTTTCACATCTCCACCGATTACACGTTATTCGTGGGATCTTCAACGGATCAAAAATTTATAGCGAAAGCGAAAGAGATTTCGCCGATCGATATTGTTTACATCGACGGCGGACACGCTTACGATGTGGTAAGATCCGACATCGAGCATTACGCGCCATTGGTGAAGCCGGGCGGGTATCTGATGATCGACGATTGCAATAATCGGTTGGATATGCCGGACGGATATTTCCGGGGCATCGAATCAGTATCGAAAGCCGTGGACGAGGTATTCCCACCGTTCACGCCAAACGAGGATTGGGAGTATATCGGATCGGTAGTTCATAACCGAATACTGCGCAAACGATGAAAATGCAAGAGGTCAAAATATCGGAGGTCAAAGCGAACCCGAACAATCCAAGAATTTGCCGCGATGAAAAGTTCCGGAAGTTGGTCGAATCGATCAAGTCATTCCCGGAGATGCTGAAACTCCGACCGATCGTCGTCAATGATGACATGGTGGTACTTGGCGGCAATCAACGGTTAAGAGCATGCAAGGAAGCCGGATTAAAGGTCGTTCCGATTATTAAGGCCTCCGAGTTGACGGAAGATCAGCAACGTGAGTTCGTGATCAGAGATAACGCATCGAGTGGGTCGTGGGATTTCGAGGCATTGGCGAACGAATGGGATGCGGATATGTTGAACGATTGGGGAGTGGACGTACCGATATTCGATGATGCGTCCGATGACGATCCAGAGGAACCGAAGAAGTCGGAAAAATTGTGTCCGCATTGTGGTGAGGTCATATAAAAACAGAGAGGGTTCAGAGTGCCACGGAAAATAAAGGGGAACAATGGGGGGACGTTGATCGTGCCAAACAAAGGGGAATCCATGAACCCGAACGGGAGGCCGCGCAAGTTCGTTTCGGAACTACGGGCGCAAGGGTACAAAATTTCGGAAGTTAATGATTCAATCCAGGTCATGCTATCCATGACGATCGAGGAACTGGGCGAAGTATGGAAGAACCCAAAGGCGACGGTATTGGAAAAAACGATCGCGGCAGCAATCCGGAAGAGCATCGAAAAGGGGTCGTTGTATTCGATTGAAACGCTATTAACCCGCGTGTACGGGAAACCACGGGAATCGATCGATGTAAAGAGCGAAGAAAAGATTGTGATCACCCTCGGAAAATAATTTGCCTGAAACCAAAAATATATTTGGAAGTTGTGCGAAGATTGTGTTATCTTTGATTCATCAAAGCAACAAAATGAACACACAAGCAACTGAAGCAATCAACCAAATTTTATCCGGTGCGAAAAATTTAGACGACGCATCAATCGAGTTGATGAAAGCCGGAATCGAGATTACCGATGAAATATGGAACGCGCTGCAAGACGCCGAAAATAACTACCGCAAAGGAGCGCGCGGTTTGCAAGTCGGCGACACAATCAACATCATCGGAAAAAACGGCAACCAAGATTTTAGCGGAAACTTTCGCGGATGGACACCGGATGGAATGATGGTTGTCGTGTACGGCGGAGGTAAGCAGATGATTTTGAGCATGAATGACACACGAAAATAACGCACTATGAAAGGAGAATCTGACATTGTATCCGGCATTCAATCACTCCGCCGCACTTTCGATCATTGGCAATCATTCATCCGGGAACGTCCGGGATCACTCGCGGAACGAATGTTCGGCGGATATTGCAAACGTCTGGAGTGGATTGTGAATGATATGCTATCATGCCCACATTTCCCCGATATTGTACGTGAAGGCATCCGAAAGGAATGGAACGCGGATAATTTCAGCGTTCCGGCTATCTCTGAAAAGGTGGCGTTACTCCCGGTAGATCAGCGGGCGATCGTGGAAGATATAATCGATCAACTGATAAGCGGTAAACAATTGGAAATTACAATCGAAACGAAAGAATAATGACACCGGAACATTACGACATGGAGATCCAACCGATCACCTACATCATGGCCAACGGGCTAGGTTTCTGCGAGGGGAATATTGTGAAGTATGTATCGCGGTACAAAGAAAAGGGGGGCATCGATGACCTCAAAAAGGCGCGTCATTATTTGGATATGCTCATTGAGCAAGAGCAAAAGGCATACGATGCCATACCTAAATGGAATGCATAGGTGCAAATCCAAATAGCTAACATACCGCACCCGGCGCAACAAACCGTACTCGATTCGTCGGCGCGTTTCCGCGTGCTTATGTGTGGTCGTAGGTTCGGGAAATCATTGATTGCGCAGATAATCGCGTTGATGCAATGCGGGGATGGCAAAAAGGTCGCGTATATCACACCGACGTATTTATTGGCGGGGGTATTCTTTGACGCAATGGCGAAGGAGTTGCCGCCGCAGATATACCGGAATGGGTCGGATAAGTTGATCGAGTTCAACGGTGGGCAAATCCGATTTTTCACCGGGGAAAAACTTGATCGCCTTCGTGGTCAATCGTTCCACACCGCGATAATCGACGAGGCCTCATTTATCCCGAACCTCGAAAGCGGATGGCAAAACTCGATCCGTCCGACGCTTACCGATTATCGCGGGAACGCGTTATTCCTTTCAACTCCACGCGGGAAAAACTACTTTTATTCGCTTTTCATGAAGGGGGACGGATCCGATCCGGATTGGCAGTCGTTCAAATATTCGTCTTATGATAACCCGCACATTTCCGGGATGGAGATCGACGCGGCACGTGATCAACTCCCGGCGGACGTATTCCGTCAAGAGTACCTCGCGGATCCGATGGATAATGCCGCAAACCCGTTCGGGGGAACGTACATCCGTCAATGCATCTATCCGATTAGCACCGCTCCGCCCGTTTGTTTCGGTGTGGATTTGGCGAAATCGGTGGATTGGACGGTAATCATCGGCATTGATGCCAATGGTGGGGTATGTCATTACGAACGATTCCAACGAGATTGGCGGCAAACGAAACAAGCGATTTCGGCACTCCCACGCGTTCCGACCTTAATCGATTCCACGGGTGTCGGGGATCCGATATTCGAGGATCTCGCCCGTGAAGGTCGCCCAGTGGAGGGGTACAAGTTTAGTTCGCAATCGAAACAACAACTAATGGACGGGTTGGTAACGGCGATTCAGCAACGGATCATATCATTCCCGGAGGGGCAAATCACGCGGGAGTTGGAGGTATTCGAGTACCAATATTCTGCACATGGCGTCCGATATGCAGCCCCGTCCGGGTTCACGGACGATTGCGTAATGGCGTTGGGCTTGGCGTGGCATAAATTCCAACGCTCACGGACGACGGGGAAATATACTTTTGTGTAAATTCACCAACTATGGAATTAAGCGCGGTCGAATGGCTTGTCCGTAAATTGTCATACGGGCAAAATATCAAAATGAATTGGGTCACGCAACAATACATCGAACAAGCGAAGCAACTTGAAAAACTTTTGCAAAGCCAAGCAATCCAAGACGCGCTAACTACTATTGTAAAAACAAATCCAGAGCAATGAAATGTTACACGTGGAACGATATTAACGTCGGACAATGGCAGCAAATCCAAAGCATATTTGGCGAGCGCGGCAACTCATGGCTCGATAATGTCGTGCGTCCGGCGGCGATCATAATGGATAGAACGGAACATGAACTCGATTCACTATCCACCGCCGAAATCGTTGAAGTCGGAAAGCAAATCGCGTTCGTGCATACCGCCGTTGAGCCGGAAGCGCAACGGATCATTGAGGTACGTGGAAAGCGGTATCGATGCGTCTACGATGTCACGATGATGCCCGCCGCACGTTATATCGAAAGCAAAGTATTCGGCCAAGACGTTCATAAAGAACTCCACAAGGTGGCCGCGTGCATGGTCATCCCGCAGCGTCGGCATTGGTTACTCGGTTGGATCGATGACAAGTACGACGCATCCCGTCATTCGGAATACGCCGAAGATATGCTCGCCGCTCCGATTCCCGCCGTACTCGGATCCGTTCTTTTTTTTTGCGACGTATATCTGCAATTGATCAACAATTCCCGGGTCTATTTGGTGAGGGAAATGATGAAACGCCAGAATCTTCCGGTAGCGGAGGCCGAGGCATTCGTGAACGATTTATGCGCGATTATGGGTGGCATTATACGACCGAACGCGTTGCGGAGTACCTCCGAATCACACTAAACGAGGCGTGGGAAATTCCGACGTTGGAATATTTAAACGCCGTTGCCTATTTAAAAGCGAAGGCGGAGTTCGAAAAGTCCGCGATGAAATGACATGGCGAAATCCCTGAAACAAGTCCAAGACGAATTACTAACGGAACCGTGGATCGATTCGCTTGCGGTCGAAAGTGTAGATCGTACAAACGAACCGCCACGAACCGTCGAAGAATTACTCTCCAGACTTGCAAATGAGTTCGTCGATGCGGTAAAGGAAAATTTGAAAGAACTCGGGAAGGTGTCCACCGGGGGTATTTCGGATGGACTTGATTCCGGAGAAATTGAAAACGACCAAGGAAAGTACACACTCGAAATCGGATACGATAAAAACGATCCCGCCGCGAAATATTATGATTTCGTGAATAAAGGGGTGCGAGGTATCCGATCAGGTCAACCCGCATCATCGCCTTATCAATTCCGTAAACTATCCGCGCCGCCCGTTATGGTAGAAGCAATCAAAGGATGGCTCCGAGTAAACGGCATCGCGGCACGGAATGAGGATCAACGCGAGGACTTATCGCGGTTGCAGCAGAAACGCCGCAATATCGCCGCCGAACAAGATCCGCAAGGGGATTTTGCCTACGCCATCGCACTCGCCATAAAGCGGCGCGGATTGCCTTATACGGGGTATTTCGATCAAGCCGTGAACGCTTATTTCGGGAAAACATTCGCTCAAGCCGTAGCCAAGGCCGCCGCGTTCGACATTCGTATCGCTATCCGGAAGTTCAATCCCGCTCAAAATGCCTAATTATAGGC